TAGATAAGATAACACCGGGCGATGTTGCGATTATGATGGCGCTCTTAAAAGTCGCACGTATTCAGACGGGTAGATACAAGGCAGACAGCTATATAGATGCGTGTGGCTACTTGGCGATTGCCGGGGAAATAGAAAAGCAGGGATAAAACCCTGCTTTGTTGCGGCATTGTATGTTTGATTTAGGGCATTGCTACCTTATCCACCAATTCGTCGATTAGTCTTGATATAGGCTTGTCTGTTCGCCCGGATAAATCTTCTAATTTTTGTTTGGTCTTTGGGTCAACCGTGGCAATCAGCACAACCCGGTTGCCGCCTATGTCTGGATTGAACAACCTTTTGTAGGTGTCCGCAGACAAGTTAGACCTAACCCAGTCCCGGGCAAGACCGTTTGTTAGCGGGGTTATTGCTACCTTATCCGCAAGAAAAAATTCCCGGGTTCGTTTTCGATATAAGGTAACTTCCCCGGAAGAACCGATCCGCTCGGCTTTTTCGGTGTCGTACTGCCTATTGTATTTGATTGTTCGCATTAAAAAACCTCCTTTACATTGTGAAAAGGGGAGATTATCTCCCCAAAAATAAGGGGAACCCTGGTAGGCTCCCCGGTTGGGTGTTATCTTCCGTAATAACTTGCATAGGTGTTTGTTTCTGTAATTTCTTCGTCGGTAAACCTATTAACTGTGAAATACATGCAACCATCTGAAAAAGTATCATCTTTAATTCGTTTCAAAAGCACCTCGCAGCCGCCGAAATCACTAGTTATAAGAACATCAAACCCGAATGCCTTCCCATAGTGGGTAGCGGTTGTTATTTGTGTTTGATCGTATCCCCACATAGCGGCATATTTTTTTCCAGGTTTTAGCCCGTCAATCATGGGGAGTTTGTCCCATATAGCCATGTATTTGTAGTTGTCCCCGTTGCAATAGAATTTTTCGGGGTTCATATTAAGCGATTTCCAAATAATGAATTGTCTGATATATTTTGATATATTCCTGTATTCGTTATCGCTATTATAAGTGGTTTCCAATGTAAAGTTTATAATTTCCTCCCGCCGCTCCCGGTCAGTCGTGTCATACTTGGGGGAGTTGAAATATTCCCGGAGTGATTTTTCATACTCTCCAATGGTGATGTAGTCGGAAATGTTTTTGTGGTATGTTGTCGCTTTTGCTTTTGCTTTTGTTGCTTGTGGCTCAATTTCTGCGGAAGCGATCTCCTTTGCGAGGGTCAAACTGGATTCGCTTTGTTTGGCATACCAGCATTTTTTCGCTCGGTTCCATCTCCATTTTTTGGCTTTTAATTCTTCAATGATGTTTTGTTCTGGTTTTTGGGAAAAATATACCTCTATTCCGTTTAGTTCGTTGTTGATTGCGTATGTGTTCATTTTTTCTTCCTCCTTGTTTTTCAAGGGGGCAAGTGATATAATTGACTTGCCCCGGTGGGGTGGCTCTCTCTGGTGCTGGTAGGCGGTGGGGAGAGTCTTACTTTTGTTTTCCCTTTTGTAATTACATCTTACCACTTAATATATATATAGTCAAGCATTTTCACGCAAAAAACCAATATATTTTAAATATTTCACCCAAAAACAGTATCTACATATAGTTGTATCACTTGACATTATCCACTATATATGGTAGTATAATCTTGCAGAGATTGTGAAAAGACGAAAAACCCCGGGGAGCTGGGGTATTTTTATTGCAATTTTCAACCTCCTTTCATACGGGGCGGGGGTAAGACTTCGCCCCAGTGATCAAGCAGGGGGACGGAAGCAGACAAGGAATCAATTAGTGGGGGTAAAGATATGGCAGCCAGTAAGCATGCAGGAGGAAGGCCTCTTAAATATAAGGACGCATCCGAGGTGCAGAAGTTAATCGATAAATACTTCAAAGAGTGCGACGAAACGGGAACCCCATATACTATTACAGGCTTGGCGATGGCTCTCGAAATGACAAGAGAAGGGGTGATCAGGTATGAAAACAAAGATGAGTTTCGTGACACAATAAAAAAAGCCAAGCAAAAGGTTGAAAACTCATACGAATTGCGACTTATCAAAAATGGCCGAGCCGGTGAGATTTTTGCCCTTAAAAACTTCGGTTGGACTGATCGCCAAGAAACAGAAATTACCGGCGGTGTTAACATCACCATCGGCGGCAAAGTCAAAGAATGGGCAAAATAATATTATGTAAGCCAGCCCACGCAAAATATGTGTGGGTTTTTATTTGGAGAAAATGAATTGAAAAAGGTATGTAGCGTATGTGGACAAGAAAAGGAATTGACGGAATACAACAAACAAAAGGCGGGCAAGTATGGTGTGCGGGCAAATTGTAGGGATTGCCAGAAGAAAGCTCAACATACATATAAGCAAACAGAAAAAGCAAAAGAAAAGAACCGAGAATGGAAAAAGACCGCAAAGGGCAAAGAATGCGCGAAGCGATACAGGGAAAATAATAAGGAAAAGTTTTCGGAATACCGTAAAACCGATGATTACAGGCGGCGGCATAGAAAAAGCGCGGATAATCAGAGGTTTGGTGGGAATAGATTAAAAGCACTTGAAAGAGATAACTATACTTGCGTGTTGTGTGGATCGACAGAAAACATACAAGTACACCATATTGATGAGAACGGAAGAAATAAACCGAAAGAAGAACAAAACAACGACTTATCAAATCTAACAACATTATGTGGGAGCTGCCACATAAAACAACATAACCCCGTTTTTGTCCGTTGGGGCAAAGGGGAGGTGATGCCAAATGTCCGTGATAGAGCTTAATATCAAGCCATACCCGAAACAAGTACAGTTTTTTAAATCAACAAAACGATATATAGCCTATGGCGGTGCATAGCGAGGGGTGGCGGGAAAAGTTACGCGGCTAGAATTAAGGCTATGCTACTGGCACTAAATTATGACGGGATCCAAATACTTCTACTAAGACGGACACTAACAGAATTACGGGAAAACCATGTATTACCCCTGATGGGACTGCTCAAAGGCATTGCAGAATATTCCAGCGTCAACAAAGAGTTTACCTTTCCGAACGGAAGCCGGATAATTTTAGGATATTGCAAAGCCGAAAACGACGTGCTTCAATACCAAGGGCAGGCCTATGATGTAATTTTTATGGAGGAGGCGACCCAATTCACTCAATTTCAGTTCGAAACTTTAACGGAATCGAACCGAGCTTCGGGCATCATGCGTGATAAGTTTTCACCAAGAATGTATTTCACCTGCAACCCGGGCGGAGTGGGTCACGCATGGGTTAAAAGGTTGTTTATTGACAAAGAGTATCGAGGCAAGGAAAACCCGGACAACTACGACTTTATCCCGAGTTTGGTTTATGATAACGAGTTTATCGTAAAAAACAACCCGGAATACATTGAGAATCTGGAAAACCTTCCCGAGATGCGTAAACGTGCCATGTTGTATGGCGACTGGGACGCTTTCGAGGGTCAATTCTTCCCGGAGTTCAACCGGGATATTCACGTTATAAAACCGTTCGAAATCCCCAAGAATTGGAACCGATTTATAAGCCTTGATTATGGGTTAGACATGACCGCTTGTTATTGGTGGGCAATTGACCCGTACGGATGGGCAGTAGTCTACCGGGAATTACACGAACCCGATTTAATACTTTCCGAAGCCGCTAAAAGAATCCATAGTATGTGCGAAGAGCCATACGATTACATAGTGGCAAGTCCCGACCTTTGGAACCGTAGGCAGGAAACCGGGCAAAGCGGATACGAGATTATGCAAGACTATGGGCTATCCCATATGCGACCCGCAGACGATTCCCGCATACCGGGATGGAGGGCAATGAGGGAATATCTCAACCCAACAAGGGACCCATTCGGCAAAGATATCCCGAGATTGCGGATATTCGAAACCTGTAAACATGCCATCAAGAACATTCCGTTACTTCAATATCACGAAATCAAGATTGAAGATGCGGCAAATGAACCGCACGAAGTCACCCATGCTTGTGAAGCGATCCGTTACGGGATAACAAGTAGACCAAGAGCAACCGAGCTTCCAAAACCCGAACCGATTATCAATTTTGAGTTCGAGAAACCAAAACCTTCACCCATTGGAGTAGGTGATACCGTCATAGACATATAAGGGGGTTAACATGATATATGCGTTAATAGTTTTGTGTTTGATTCAATTCGGCATTTTGTGGAAGCTGGACACACTAATTAGGACGGTACAGGCACAGCACCAGACCTACGTTGAGCCGAAGATAAAGATTCCTAAACGAGAGCCGAAAGAGTCAAAAGAGTTTAAGGAGCTGAAAACGGTAATGGATAACCTTGAAGCCTATGACGGAACGGGCAGAAACCAGAGGACATTATGAGCGATATAACCAAAGTGTGGAAACGATACGAAAACGGGGTTGATTTCCATAACAAAAACAACCTATATAGCGAAACGGAAACCTTTTACAACATGGTTGAAGCCAACCAATGGGCGGGGTTAGAGAGTGGTAATGAGATTTTTTCGCAACATGACTTCATCACCGGCATAGTCAATCACAAAACCGCTATGGTGGCGATGAACCAAATGACCATCAACTACTCGTCCAACAATGGCGGTGAAGACCAACAGATTTATCGGTTAGCCTGCGACAAACTCAATGAGTTTGCCCGTATGAAGTGGGAACAAACCAAGATGGACGTTAAAGACTGGGACATCGTGAACCAAGCTTGTATTACTGGCGATTCCTATTTGTTTGTCTATAACTCCGAATTAGAATCACAAATCGTTGACCGGACAAACATCTATCTGTCAGACGAGCAGGAACCAGACATGCAGAAGCAACGATGGGTGATCATCTACGAACGCAGACTTGTCGAGGATGTAAAAGACGATGCCAAGGCGAACGGAATCGAAAATTGGGAAGATATTATCGGTGATGAAGATACCGACACGCTCCCAGAGATTGCCAGGCAAGAAGTCAGTGGACAAGAGAAATGTTCTTGCTTACTCCAAATCGAAAAGAAGTCAGACGGAATATATATCTCTCGTTCCACTAAAACAGTAGTTTACCAAGAAGAAACCAAAATTGAAGGCTTGACCCGAATCCCAATCGCTAAAATGATGTGGTCGCCGAAACGAGGTTCTTCTCGAGGTGTAGGTGAGGTTAAACGTAACTTAAATAACCAAATCAATGCCAACAAACTACTGGCAATCCGTCAGCAAAACAACAAGATGACCGGGTACCCAAGACCCGTATATAACGTGGATGCCATCTCCAATCCCGAAGATGTCAACAAAGTGGCAACACCTATCCGAATAAAGGGTATGCCCACAAGCAAAGTCAAGGAGATGTTCGACTACATCGCACCACAAGCCATGTCTAACGATGGCAAACAACTCCAAGACGAACTTGTCAATATGAGCCGGGAACTTGCTAACGCAGGGGACAACGCAACCGGGAACATTAACCCAGAACGTGCAAGTGGAGCTGCAATCATCGCAGTTAAAGACCAACAAGCCATTGCGACCACAAAACAAAGTGCATTCCATAAACAGTTTATCGAGGATTTAGCTTTGATATGGCTTGACATGGTAAAAGCCTACAATCCTAACGGACTGACTATCAGCATAGAAGAAGATGATGAGATGATAAACGATTTCATACCGGCAGAGGTTTTGGAGAACTTAAAAACCAACGTCAGAATAGACGTTAGTCCTGTTAACCCGTTCAGTAAATTCGCAAGAGAACAAGCATTGGAGAACGCACTTGCACAAGGTCATATTACTTTCGAAGAATATGTAGATGCGTTAGACGAAGATGGAAACGCACCCAAAGGCAAGTTTATGGACATTCTCGAAAAGCGAACGGAACAACAGATGGCACAACAACCGATAGGGGGTGAGTATATTGAAATGCCCGAAATGTCCGATGGAGCTTTTACTGGACCATACCAAGGTTGAAAACGATAAAACCGTATATGTGTATGTATGTATGAATCCCAAATGCCCCGATTATCGGAAAGCATTCACCGGGAGCGGCGAACAAGTCGAACCCCAAATAAAGGAGAAGGCATGAAAGAGTTAATCATAGGGTGTGGTTCTCGAATGGTGAAGGATTTAAGCTTTGGCAATAGTGAGTTTGAGAACCCGGTCAGATTAGACATTAACAAAGACCACAATCCCGACATTGTATGGGATTTAATAGTTCACCCATTACCATTTAAGGATAACGAGTTTGACGAGATACACGCATACCAAGTATTGGAACATTTAGCCTATCAAGGTGATTATGAGTTTTTCTTCAAAGAGTTCACCGAATACCATCGGATATTAAAACCAGGTGGTTTTTTTATGGCCAGTGTTCCGAATGGTGTGTGGACATGGGGCGATCCGTCCCACCGAAGAAGTATCACCAAAGAGTCGTTAACATTTTTAGACCAAGACAGTTATAAACAAGTAGGGCAAACTACCATGAGTGATTTTAGGTATCTTTACAAAGCCGATTTCAAGGTGGTTTACACCGATGAAAATGATAATGGCTTTTATTTCGTTTTGCAAAAGCATTAGGCTTTTACAAATAAATTCGCTGGATAGCGTAAAAACCACAAGGAGAACACATGGAAATCAATGAAAGCGTAATTGAGGAAGTCGCTACCTCGGAATCCGAAGCACCAGAAGAAGCGGAAGAAGTAACCGAACAGTCCGAAGAACCAACAGAGGAAGTCGCTAAACCTCAACAGAGTGCAGAGGAAAACTCGAAGTTTGCAGAAATTAGACGGAAATACGAATCAGAAAACAAGAAAATGAAAGCCGAGTTTGACCGTCTACTCGATTCCCTAAAAGGATATGGATATGAAGGTTCACCCCAAGAGATTGCCGATGCTTTATATGCCCAAAACAACGGAGTAAGCCAAGAAGAAGCGAAAGCGATTCGTGAAAAAGAAGAATCCGCCTTACGGGAAAAAGAGGAACTGCAAAGCGAGATAGAGATGTATAAGAGTTTAGCCATTCAAAAACTGATGGCAGACGATTTATCCGCAATTCAGAAAGTCCACCCGGAAGTGAAAGACCTAAAAGAATTAGGCGAGGAATTTTTCTCAACACTTAAAGCATTAGGTGAAGGCCGGGACCCGGTATTAGCCTACGAGATTATAAAAGCGAAGAAAGATGCCACCACAAAGAAGGCACCGCCCGAGATAGGCGGAGTTAACCAATCTTCGCAAAAAGAGAAAGATTTCTACACTCCTGCCGAAGTGGACAAATTAACCGACAAAGACTATGACAATCCCAAAATCATGGAAGCAGTCAGACGGTCAATGTCCAAATGGAAATAAGGAGAAAACGATATGGCCTATACAAATTTCAAACAGACCTTTTGGTCAAAGCATATTCAGCACGAATTGGAAAAGAGAGCGATTCTATCCGATTGGTGCAATAAAGAGTTTACCGGCGAGGCGAAATACGGAAACAAGGTAAAAATCCTCGGAGTAGGCAGACCATCTATTGGCAACTATGCCGGGACAACCATTGGTGATCCGGAAGATGTAGCGGATTCCTCGGTGTTCCTCGATATCGACAAAGCGAAGTATTTTAACTTCGGAGTAGACGATGTTGACAAGGCACAGAGCGTACCTGGACTGATGGAATCCCTAATGGAAGAAGCAACCATTGCAATGTCGCTTGAAATCGATTCCGATGTAGCCGAATGTGGAGCATTGGGGGCAGGGGCATTTTCAAACAGTTTGCAGATTAATTCTGCCGCTAATGCCAAAGCCGCAGTAGATGCCGCCATTTTGAAACTTCGTGAAAACGATGTTCAGATTAGTGACGAAGTAGTCATGGAACTTCCACCTTTCGTATATCAGTATTTGAAAGACAAGTACATTGAACTTGACACCGCAAACAGTGAAATGATGAAGAAAGGCATTATGGGGTTCTATGACAACGTAAGAGTTAGAGTTAGCAACAACCTCTACTATGACAATACCGATTGGTATGCAATGATACGTACCAAGAAAGCGATCGCATACGTAAACCAAGTGGACAAGGTAGAGCCTTATCGACCGCAAGGATTGTTCAAGGATGCCATCAAAGGACTTAATGTTTATGGGGTTAAGGTTGTAAGACCGAAAGAACTTTATGTAATCAAGGCCCATAAATAGTCATGGCGGGGTTATTTCACCAATAAGATAAAGGAGTAAGATATGAGTGCAACTGCAATTACCAAAACTGTGGTAACCAGAAATGCCGCAACTGCTGTTCCATCAGCGGCCACCGTTGCTAAAACGGATGGGGCATTAGTTACCTTTGATAAAGATGACCAGAAGATACTTCTTCTTCTGAAAAACAACATCACAAATGCCACGCATACAGCGGTAATCAAAGCCGGGAATGGTTTGCAAGGTGTTTCCGACCTTGAAGTTACGCTGGCGGCATCTTCGGAAGCCTGTGTAGTGGTAGAGTCGGGCAGATTTGTTAATGTGAGCGGTGATGATAAGGGCAAGGTAAATATCGTGTCCAAAGACACTGTAACCGGCACACAAATTGAAG